GACGCCATTACTACTGGAGAAGGTTGGATCGAGCAGCAGGTTTTCGCCCGCGACATTGCCCACCGACGCCTTGATGTTGGTGATGTCGCTGCCCTGGGCGGTAATCGTCTGACCCTGTTGGGTGACGGTGTTGCTCAGTGCAGAAACGGTCGAGGCGTCAGCCTTGGTCGCCACCTGGGTCAGCGCGCTGGCGGCAGCCGCAGCTGCGTCTGTGGCCACCTTGTCGGTCACGGCCACCCAGGCACTGCCGCTCCAGCGCTTGGGCGTGTTGGCGTTCCCTGTGGTGTCGATCCACAAGTTCTGCGCCAGGCGGTCAGCCACTGCCGGCGCTGCTGCCTGCACAATCACCTTGCCCTTGCCGCCTGCCAGGTTTGCAGCATCCTGCGCCGCCTGCTGCGCGGCCGTGACGTTCTGGTTGGTGGTGGTCAGGCTGTTCTGCAGGCCGGTCATCGCCTGGCCCTGCGAGGTGATCGTGTCTCCCTGCTGGGTGACCTTTGAAGAGAGCGAGTCGACCACGGACGCATCCGCCTTGGTCTGCGCCAGCGCCAGGGCCGATGCCGCTGCAGCTGCAGCATCGGTTGCCGCCTTGTCGGTTACCGCAACCCACGCCGAACCGTTCCATCGCTTCGGAGTGTTGGCATTGCCGGTCGTATCGATCCACAGGTTCTGCGCCAGGCGATCAACTGCAGCCGGCGCTGCCGACTGGATGATCACTTTGCCTTTACCGCCCGCTAAAGCGTTTGCCGCATCAGCGGCCTGCTGGGCAGCGGTGACATTCTGGTTGGTGGTGGACAAGCTGTTCTGCACCCCAGTGATCGCCTGCCCTTGCGAGGTGATCGTATCGCCCTGCTGGGTAACCTTGGAAGACAACGAGTCGACTACAGATGCATCCGCCTTGGTCTGGGCAACCGACAATGCATTGGCCGCAGCCGCTGCAGCGTCCGTGGCAGCCTTGTCTGTCACGGCTACCCAGGCAGTGCCGCTCCAGCGCTTAGGCGTGTTGGCATTGTTGGTCGTGTCGATCCAGAGGTTCTGAGCCAGCCGATCAGCCGCCGCAGGCGCTCCCGATTGCACGATGACCTTGCCTTTTCCACCTGCCAGAGCATTGGCAGCATCAGCGGCCTGCTGAGCAGCGCTGACATTCTGATTGGTGGTGGTCAGACTGTTCTGTACACCGGTGATTGCCTGGCCTTGCGAGGTGATGGTGTCGCCCTGCTGGGTGACCTTCGAGGACAAGGTGTCCACAACGGACGCATCAGCTTTGGTCTGTGCCACGGACAACGCATTGGCCGCAGCCGCCGCGGCATCTGTGGCGGCTTTGTCGGTTACTGCTACCCAGGCAGAGCCGCTCCACCGCTTCGGGGTATTGGCGTTGCCGGTCGTGTCGATCCACAGGTTCTGCGCCAGTCGATCAGCTGCAGCAGGCACCGCCGACTGAATGATCACCTTGCCTTTGCCGCCGGCCAGCGCGTTGGCGGCGTCGGCGGCCTGCTGGGCCGCAGTAACGTTCTGGTTCGTGGTCGTCAGGCTCGACTGCACACCATCAATCCGTGTCGACTGCGCTGTCAGCTTGTCATCCTGCTCGGTGACTTTCGTCTCGACAGTGGTCACCCGGGCGGCCAGGCCGTTCGCCGTCTGCACCGCTTGACCGATGTCGGTCCAGTAGGTCGCGTTTGGCGGCGGGTTGTTAGCCGGTACCGCCTGCTTGGCTTGATACAGCTTGCCGTCAGCACCTAGCACCGCCTGGCCAACGGCATAAGCGCTCGCTGGGTCGTAGGGCATCGACTCGGCCAAGTCGCCAATGACGTCGATCTGCTCCTGTAGGTCGCTCTGTACCTGAGTGAGCTGCTCACCGAGCTGGTCGGTGATCTCCGTCACCTGGGCGTCGAGCTCCTTCAGCCGCGAGTTCACCGAACCCGGCAAGCTTGGCGGCCCGGAAATCAGGGCGATCTCTTCGCGCATGGCGGGCGCCAGCTGACCGCTCTCGATCTTGTCCTTCAGCGCATCGAGCATGTTTTCCACGTCCGTCGACGTAGAAGCAATTACCTTCAGGAAGGCGCTGACGCCATAGGCGTTCTTGGTGCGCACGAAGTAGGCGTAGTTGGTGGCGAACGCCAGCCCGGTGTGGGTCAGCGTCAAGCCTTGGCCCAAGTACTCGCCTTGGGTTGCCTGCGGGTTGGTCGAGAAGAAAAACTCGTAGGTTCCACCGTTGAGGCCGTGCAGCGTGTTCCCTGGTATCAGCGTGATGGTGTCGATGGTGGCCTGCACGACGCACGATTCCGGAAGCGGCGGGCCATCGATGTTGACCGTGATGCTGGCCTCGCCTGAACGGGTAAGCGGGCCCAGGGCAGCGACACTCATCGTGTAGTTACCCGATGCCAAGCCGGCTATGGGCAGCTGCATGGCGCTGACGGGGACCTGCTGGGCCTGCACGGCTGTCAGCCCCTGCCGGACGGTCACTGCGTAACCGGTGACCGTGCCGGCCGGCGGCGTCCACGACAACACGCCTTGCACGACCTCGGCCGCGTCATCAGTCGACCAGGTCAAGTTGGTTGGGCTGCCCAGCCCGCCAGTTGGCAGGCTGATGAAGCCGATCGGGTTGTATGGCTGACCCACGGCGTCATCGAAGATCGCCGGCTCGTTCTGGGCGACGGACACATTGCAGCCGGTCTCAGCCGCCATCGCCCAGTCGGTCACGATGAACTCGCCGACAATGTTCAGCGACGGCAGATTGACCTTCACCGACCGGCCTGGCCGGCAGTTGTAGCCGACAAAGTTCATGGGGATGCTGAGGGTGCCGCCCGCGCGCCGCCGGCGAAGCTCGATATTCGCCAAGCGCTGAGCCTGATACGGGTCGCTGACGTAGGAAAACGACAAGGTCTCAGCGGCCTCGCCACCGTCTGCGACGACCCACTCTGCCACTGACACCTCGGGGTAATCGGTCTCGGACCAGGCCTGCGAGGGATCGATGAAGGTTCCGCGCACAGTGTTGATGGCCGAATCGTTGGACGGTTCGGTGCTGCCGGTCACGGTACCGGTGACCATATCCTCGGTGATTTCAAAGTCGTAGGGCCCGTAGTAGGCGCCAACCTGAAGCATCCAGCGCCCCCCGACGCGGATCAGCTTGCCACCGCACGCGGCCTGCAGCTTCTGCATGACCTGGGTCCGGGACTCGTCGGCACCGATGACGCAGCCCGACCGATAGCGCGGCGAGGTGCTGCCGTCCGGGTTGGCGACCATCTCGTCGCAGACGTTCGCACTGTTGGCAAAGCTCGAGAACACGATTTCATCATCTGGCACGCTGCAGCGATGCCGCAGGAACCACAGGATGTGCAGCGCGTTGTTTTCGCTGTAGCCGGTGAATCCGGTGCGCGGATCGTAGATATCCCGTCGCCCACGCACCACAAAGCGAACATCGGGAATACCTGCTGGGTATTTCTCGGCGCTGTACTTGAACGACAAGCGAACAAACGTCAGGCCACGGCCGATCTGGGTGTCGCGCCAGTCGGGGCTATTGGCCTTGAGGAAGGCGTTGACCTGCGACGGATCAACAATCAGCTCGTATGAGGCGTGTTCGCCATACGACTGGATGACCTCTTCGCCGAGGTAGATTTCCTCAACCCCATCGATCGCGCCTTCGCTCAGGACATAAACCATGTGCAGCCACTCGCCATCGGACTGGTCGCCTGCCTGTTCCTGGCCCCAGGCGAGAACCCCGCCGGTGCTGACGCGCCCGAGCACGTAACGGGCGGAAGCCTTGGACGAGCGCAGCGTCTGGCTGGAGGGTTCGCTGGCACGCAGCGAATCGGTCTTCAGCTGATCCTGCTGCGAGGCGACGTAGAACGCCATGGCCGCGCCAATCACCGCACCCCATGGCCCGCCCTGGACGAAGCCAATCGCGGCGCCGACGGCAACCTGCGCAACCTTCTTGACTGCCTGACTCATTCAATTCTCCAAACCGTCAACGGTTCGCACTCGACCCGGCCGGCGCCATCCGGCGCCACCGACCAGAAATCATCCGCCCAGAACACGGCCACTCCCCGTCCATTGGGGCTGTCGTACAGGGCGACGTCACCCCGCTGAATCAGCCCTGGCTGCACTCGGGAGAAGCATGCATCCCATGCACCCTCAAGTGAGCCATGCAGCCTGGCCAGCAGGCGCTTGGCGCCGGCCTCGGTGGAGTAATTGCCTCGGTAGGACTGCGCCGGGTCGACCCCGCAGACCGCCACGGCGCAGTCAGCGGCGAACAGGCAGCAGTCAAATTCGCCCCATGAAAAAGGCCGCTCTGCGGCGGCCTTGATCGTGTGTGCGAGTTGAGTTGTCCAGTCGCGCTTTCGCATAGTCACTTCTCGTAGGTGAATCTCGGCGCATCCTTGGAGGCGCCCCAGTAAATGGGCCAGTCGGCAATCTGCGCGATCGCGAAGAAGAAACGGTCATCCTGCCGCCGCGCGCGGTGGTTTTCGTCGGTCCATCGCTCGGTTCCGGTCCTGTTCCACTCGGCCATGCGGTCGATCAGCGGCACAGTGATGCTGTTGCCGTCATCGCCGTTGCCGGCGTAGGAGAACTTGGCCGCGTCCATCCGCCCGCTGAAAAGGATGTCCGCGGCATACGAACCGTCTTCGTCGAACACCACGAACATCAGCTTGCCGGCCCTTCCCCTGCAGCCTTTGAGCGACGTCTCCGTGATGATCTGCGTGTCCAGCCCGTTGAGTGTCAGCTCCACCGACATAGGCGAACCCGAATTGCTGCTCTCCTGCGACTGGCCTACGGCACCGAACGTGCCGACGCCCTGGTACGTGATGCCCTGGATCACCAGGTCACCGGTGCCGGTGTGCGCGAAAACCATACCGTCGGGAAAATCCAGCTGACAGGCATAGACCGCCATGAAGTTGCCCTTGGCGATAATGTCGACCACCGTCTGGCTAAAGGGGAACACGCCATTGGCCATCAGAAAGCCTCTCGGAACTGAAAGCTGCCGTTCGACACCACGGGTTGAATAGTCCACTGGTTGGTGTCATCCATCCGCCGCATCTCGCAGTAAGGGTTCTTGTACTCGACCGGTGTTCCGGCCGGGATTGCCTTGCGGACGCGCTTGTTCACATAAACAAGTGCTTTGCCCGCGACATCGCTCGTAGCGCTTTCTACTACTTCGAACATCTCGCCGTTGATGGTGATGTGGTCACCACGGCTGAACACCTGGCGGCCCGCCGTCATGCCTTGCAGCTGCAAGAACGTTGACTGCGCATTGGCTGATGCCACCTTGGGCGAACCTATGTTGTCGGTCCGCGTCCGGGTGATCGACGGCACCTTGACCGTGCCAAACATGCCGTGCAGGCGCCCCAGCAGCGATGTGAGCTCGCGCTCGTCCTCCTCGTACAGCACGCCGAAGTTCAGCGTGCACATCCAGTAAGAACCAGGCAGCGCCACGATCTGCTGCGAGTTCGACAGCGAAGAGGTGAACGCCCGGTTGTTGTAGACGACTCCCCAAGTGACCTCCGTGGGCTCCAGGGACTCGGGCCATTCAAGCGCCATCGGGAAACTCCAAGAAAAAGCCCACCGAAGCGGGCTGGGTATATCACCTGCGCTCGAGCAACTGCCTCGCCGCGCCGTTCGTTTTGAAATCACGCAACACCAGCTCGTACCCCTCGCGGGCGCCCTGCTCCGCCGCGCGCCGCACATCCGACAGTGTGGCTGCGTTGGCCTGCCCTGACACCTGGATGTGCTGGGTGACGCCGCCGAACGTGACGGATGCTTCACCCCCGCCACCCGCAGCGCCTGCGGCCATCACGCCGAGCGAACCGTCCGGCCCTCGGTGTAGCGGCAGAATTGCTTCAGGGCCAGCCTCAGCGAACACACCCGCGCCCTTGGCGAAGGCGAACAGCTGCGGGCTGTCGTAGACCTGGCCTGAGTAGGAGGACAGGCTAGGTGAGTCGTAGACGCCTCCCTTGGCATTCGCGACGAAGGAGCCCTCGCTGAAGCCCGTCATGGTGCCCTGCCCCACGGCTGCGCTTCCGCCGCCTAAGAATCCAGACGCCGAGGCCAGGAAGCCGGCGGCAGCTTGGCGCACCTGGATGCGGATCAGGTCCTCGATGATCGAGTCAGCGAAATCCTTGAATTCGAACTTGCCAGTTTTCACAAACTGGGTGATCCCGTCTTCAAGGGAGCTGAAAGCGTTACCGAACAGGTCTTGGGTCTGCCCCGCTACGTCGGCCGCGCTATCGAGATAGTTTTGCATCGCTGCCGAGGCGCCATTGGACCAGTCGGACTGCGCCGCGTCGATCTTGGCAAAGCTGTCCTCCTGCACCTGTACCAACTTGGCGCCGTACTCCTGCCTTAGCGCGATCTGTTGCTCAAGTTCCTGCCTTTGCTTTGCGGTAGAAGCGGTCGCCAGCTCCTCACGCAATGCCAGGATCTTGCTGTTGTTGTCCTGCTCCAACGCTAGCCTTGCCTGCGCGCGGCTGGCGGCTTTGTCCCCCATCCCCACTGCTCCGGCTGCGGCGTTACCCTGCTGCTGAGTGATTTCCAGCTGACGCTCAAGGTCGGCCTGGTATTTCATCGCTCGAGACACGCCGGTCGAAGCCTGCACTGCAGTGTTGAACTGCTCAGCGAGCGCGCCGATTGCCTTGCCGTACTCTTCGGTGGTGATCTTTTTCTCAGCCAGCAGCAGGTCAAGGTTTCTGGTCTGCTTCTGAAACTCATCGGACGCGGCCCCTACAGGGTCGTAAGCCTTTTTCAGCTGCTCGTATGCAGTAGCTGCTTCCTTGAGCTGCTGAGTCAGCTTTGTCTGTGCAGTAGTAGCATCCTTGGTTTCTTGCTTCGCTCCCTGATTCGCCTTCTTCTGTGCTTCGATCGCACTTGCAGCCGAGAGGATGGCCTTCCGATCGGTATCCGTGAGGTCAGCGTTTTCAGCGATGTGCCGATTGGCGATCTTGATTGCATCACCGTTATCCTGAAGTCCTGCCAGCTGCTTTTGCAGGGTCTCAAGGTAAGTCTGGCCCGCGCCACTCATGCCAGCTTTCGCGGCATTGTTCGCCTGCGTCGACGCTGTGTTCTGGTCTGTCACGCCGGTCAGGACGCGCAGCGTGTCGGCGATGAGACTAGAGCGCTGATCGGCGTCGCTGACGGCGCCAGCCTGGGTGATCCACTGTTGCACGGTGCCGGCAGGCAGCTGCAGGCGGTTACCCACCTCCTGCAAGATGGGCGACAGCCCCTGCCCCGCCGACCGCGCTTCGTTGAGCCGATCGATCAGCCCCTGGTACTCCGCCAACTGCCGGTTGTACTGACCGCCCGAGTCGCGCGCCGGAGCGGTGACAACCGCCGAACGGATTGACTGGGCCAGATCGCCGTAGGCGTCCTTGACCTTGTCTGTGGCGTTGACCTGCTCCTGCTGCCACTTAACCAACGAGGCGTCGCGCTGGTCACGGTTGAGCTTTGCGAACTCCTCCCGCAGTTGAGCCACCGGCTTATGCAGGTCATTCAGGCTGACGCCTGCCTGGTCGGCATTGTCGCTCAGCAACAGGAAGCTTGCAGCAGCCGTGCCGGCCATTAGGGCCAAGCCCATCGGCCCGCCCAGAATGCCGAGCAGGCCGGCACCGACGGTGCGAAGGCCGGCCTGTGCAGTTGCCACTGCAGCAGTGGCCGCAGCTTCGCGCTGCCTGGCCTGAGCCAGCTGGATGGACATTTGTGTTTGCACCGCAGTACCACGCGCCGCCGCAGCCTCGCGTGCTGCAAGGATGGTGACGGTTTCGGCCTTGCGCTGGTCAGCGATGGCCGCCTGCAACACGGCCTCGGCCTGGGCGATACGCGCAGCCCTGTCAGCCAGCGCTGCCTTAACGGCCAGCCCAGACTTCGCTACGTAGTTGGTCAAAGCCGCAACACCTGCGCCGCCCATGGCCACGGCAACCAAGTCGACGTTGTCGGCCAGGGCGATCAGCACATTCGACAGGCCTGCTACAGCGCCGGTCTGCTCTTCCATCCTGCCCAGGAAGGTCTGGATGGCGTTGCCGATGTTCACCATCGCGTCCTGCACGCTGGTGGACATGTCACCCGCAGCCTTGCGGTTAACCTCCACGGTGCGCAGCAGGCCGGTGTTGATGTCATCGAGCGACAGCTTGCCCTGGACGCCGAGCTTGCGGATCTCCTCTGCGCTCTTGCCAGTGGCGCTGGCGATCGCGGTCACGATGGTCGGCATGGCGTCCTGAATGGACACCCAGCCATCTGCCTCGACCTTGCCGGTCTGCAGCGCTTTGGAGTAGGCGTCCAGCGCAGAGCCGGCCTTGTCGGCGGAGGCAGCGTTGGTAACCAATAAAAAGCTGAAGCTGTCGGTGATATCGAGCGTCTGCTGAGTGTTGAAGCCAAGGCTTCGCATCACATCGGCAGTCCGGATGTAGAGCTCTTGGGCTTCAGCCAGTGGCCGGTAGGTTGCCTGGGCGGTTTGCAACAGGTGCTCTTGCACCATTTGGTACTCGCCGGCGCTATCAGCTGCCGCCTTCATCCGGTCAGACATCTGACCGTAAGCGTCGACCTGCTTGATAATGCCACCAATTAAGCCGGCGCCAGCTACCGCCGCAAAAGCCCCACTGATCAGCGAACCAGCGCTTTGGGCAGCACCTCCAACTCGGTCAAAGGCTGAATCCACCGAAGCCAAGTTGCGATCAATTGCCTGACTGGATTTTTCTACCAGCTGATCAGCGCTCGCCAGTTCACGACGTAACTGAGCGGTGGTTGCCTCGATCTGAACCAGCATCCCCTGAACTTGTTGATCAGCCACTGTAATCTCCACAACAAAAAACCCGCCGAAGCGGGTTTGATGAACGTCTGCAGCCAGTAGAAACTAGTTGAACCGGCTACTTTGAGTACTTGAAAGGCGGAGGATTGGAGAGCAGCGCCGAAGGCTTGTCCCACATATCACGATAGCCTCTTACCTGGTATGAATAGCCCGGTTTGAGTTCAAGCAACAAACCGACCTGACCTCCTCCGGCGCACATCGCGTTGTTTTTAATGCTCAACTGGGCTGGGCCGGGACTATGGTAAAGCTTGACGCTTTCTCCATGGCCTGTCTCCGCAGCCAGCGTCCCATCCAAATAAACGGACATACCAGCGCCAAAGCAACTCAAAGCGCCAGAATCTTGCGTGAACACGATTCTGGCGTCGTCCGACCTATTCTGTTTTCCGAACGCATACACGTCCGACGCAGGGACCTGTTTTGCATGATCAGGATGTACTGCGGTGGTTTCACACCCTGCCATCATGGTTGCCAACGCAGCTATGCATAAGACTTTCTGCACGATCATCCCTCCCTGATAGAAGCGATCAATCTACCATTCCAGAAGGGCCGCAAAAAGTCACCGAGCAATGGATCGGATCTTGCCACCTAGCTCCTGCGGCCAGTCAGGGCATTTCGAAGCTTTTCCGCGACCGTTGATGGCTTCGGCTTCTCCTTCGCCCCTTGCCCTCCCCCAAACGGATTCGTCATCTGAACCCACTCAAGCCTGGCATCCATCGCCATGAAAAGCTCGGGGAGCGGTGTCGACCAAGCCACATCCGGCACCCATCCCAGCCAGCCGGTGGCGATCGCATATAGCCGGTCGACGTAGCTACCGTCTTCGACGATGCTTACGCCGCCCCGGCTTGGTCGTTTCCCGAATTCGCGCCACGCGGATTGTAGAGCGCGTAGAGGTAGCCGGTGACCTCCGGGGTCAGGCCGGCCGCTCCTTGCTGCCATACCTTCTCGGGCAGTTCCTCAGAGGCCTTCCCATCGAGATCAGCGCCGGCAGAGATGATAATCGCCAGGGCATCAACTCCCACCGCGCGCAATGCCTCGGAGGCACCGCGCAGACCACCAAATCGGCTCTCGATGGCACGAACAGCCTTCAGGGTGGGCTTCAGGGTGAATTGCTCCTCCCCCAGTTTCACGGTCACGGTACCGTGCAGAGTGTTGTTCATCGTTCAATCCTGTGAGACCGGGGCCGGAACCCCGGCGCGGTTATGGGGTGACAGGTGCCGGCAGCAGCTCGAGGATGTCCGAGTTGATGCCGATGGTGACGTTACGGCGGACCACGTTGTCAGCAGCACCAGGTGCGACGGTATTGTTCATCACCTTCCCGCGGAAGTAGAACGTGGTGGGCTTGATCGCAGGCGATGCATCCGAGTCACCGTCGTTGAGGGTGATCTTGATGTTGTAGTCGCCTTTGCTGCGGTCCTTGTGGGCGGTCTTGACGGCATTCTGACCAGCGTCGCCATTGTCGAGGCCGACAGTGACGGTCAGGTCGCCCGCGTCAGCGGTGCCCTTATACTTGCGCACCCGGCCATCTTTGAGCGAGGTGAAGGTCACGCTACTGAAGGTGTCGCCGAACTCACCCAAGTCTTCGATTTCGCCGACTTCCACGTAGGTGTCGGCCTCGTACTCGGTCTGGGTGTCGGCACCGGTCTTGCCGCCAATGGAGAGGCGGCAGCCAGCGGCTGTGTTGAGGTTGTCGTCGGCCATGGGGATTCCTCCAAAGGCACATTGGATAAAAGCCGCGGCGCGGCCGGTGGGTGTTTCAGTGGGTGGTGATCACACGGACGGTGATCGATCCCTGGTAAGTGATGCCGTCGGCGTCGCGCTGGGCGTCGGCCTGCTCGACCCGGACAGAAACGGCGCGCCCCACTGCCAGCGGTAGCCGACGCTCGTCCAAGGCGGCGATGACCTCGCCATTGATGCGCTTGACCTCGGCCTGGCCCACGGCATCGGACCAGACTGACAGGTAAAGCATCCGGGTTTGGCGCTTGCGGCCCGATATGGGGCTGCTGTTCACCGAGATCTCACGGTCGATCGACACATAGGGCATCTCGGCATTCAACGGGGCTCCGTCGTAGATCGGGCAACTGACCTCCGCCTGGAGCCTGGCGAAGATCGCCTCCTGCAGCGCCAGCGATGGATCAGCCATTGCCGCCCCCCTGACTCGCCTTGCGGAGCGTGCGGCGCACTGCGGCCTCGATATCGGCCATCACATACTCCCGGTTGACCTGCATCGACGGGCGCAGCCATGGGTGTGCCGGCCTGGCCGGAATGTCGGGGTACTTACCGAAGAAGTGCGTGCCGTCGCTCTTGTTGGAAACACGACGATTGCGATCACCGGCCCGCTTGCCACCGATATAGCCCTTGGTGCCGTATTCGATAAAGCGCAGGTAGAAGAACCGCCGATTGTCGCGTTTGCCCCGGATTCCGATCTGGGCGTCCAGGCCGCTGGGCGAGACATACACCCTCAGTGCCGCAGCTGCGGCGCCGGTGTGCTTTGGCATCAGTTGTCGCTGCGTCTCCAAGATCCGGCTTGCAGCCTCCAGCATCGCCGGTTGCAGTTCGTTGTCCATCGTCCGGTGGATGTTACGCAACGTCCGGCGCAGCCGGATATCGCCACGAATGCTGGACCGGCGAGCCATGACCTACTCCTTGGCCTGGGCGGCCTTTGCTGGCTTTTCGGTGGCGACGGCCTGCTCCTTGATTTCTACGGCATAGCCGCGAGCGATCAGGCCTTCGCCATAGTCCTTGTCGACCACGAAGATCTCGCCCTTTTCGCGCTCACCGGAGGCGCCAGTCAGCGGGCCTAATGCTTGGATTTTCATTGATCACCTCATGGGTTAGGGACGCTGGAGCACAGCAGCCGCAGCATGTCCCGTTCGTTGTTGAGTAGCGGCGCCTCGATCTTGTATGTCACGCCGGTTGCCAGTTCAGTAAATCGCCAGCCGGCGACCACATCAGACCTGGGCCTGATACGGATCTCAGCGCTGATAACCGCTTCCAACTGTGCAGCGACTGGTGACACCCTGCCCGTGGGCATGGTGATTTCGGACCATATCTTCCCGACATCAACCCAGACCTGGTCGAAGCCGCCAGTCTTGTTCTGCACGCGCTCCGGTTTGCTCAGCAAACCGCGATGTCGCATGGGACCGGCTCTCATCAGAATCGCTTCCTGTACCAGAGCAGCCTTTCGACTGCGAGCGGCATAGCCGTGGCGATGGTGCCCACAGCCACGGCCTCACGGTTGGCGTACCAGTGCCCGACCAGCAGCAGGACCGCTTGCTCGACATCGCTGGTCAGCCCCATCTCTTCGGGCTCAACCGGGTCGGTTTCGACCAGCTTTCGGTCGCAGTGCTGCTCGACATGGGCCTTGGCCGCTGCGACGTAGCCGCCGATCAAGGCGTCTTCCTCGTCGCCGTCGACCCGCAGGTGCATCTTCACGGTGGCCAAATCGAGCATTTACTTGGCCTCGGCCGCAGCTTTCTCGGCAGAAGCCTTTTCAGCATCTGCTTTCTCGGCGGCGGCCCTGTCGGCGGCTTCCTTTTCAGCTGCCGCTTTTTCCGCTGCGGCTTTCTCGGCAGCAGCCTTGTCTTCCTTGGGCACGGTAGGCTTGGTTTCCTTCGGCTTCGCCACACGCGGCTTGCCATTGGCGTCAACCTCGACGGCCAGGCCCTTGCCGATCAGGGTGTAGGCGTACTCATCATCGGCATCGTCGAAGCTTTCACCGGCCTTGATCTTGTTCGAGCTGGCCCCCAGCAAGCCACCGTTACCGACGAAGCCCCACAGAATCTTGATTTTCATGCTTCCTCCAGAAACGAAGAGGCCGGCGATGTGCCGGCCTTCGGTGGGGTTACGTTAGGCGCCGGCCGGGAACCGGCCTTTCACAAGAGCTTCCTTGCGGCGCACGCCCAAGCCCAGGCGCTCCTCAACCAGCAGAGCACGCTCGTTCTTGATGAACTGGTCGTTGATCAGACCCATCTTGAAGAGGAACGACATGCGATCGAACAGCGTGGTGGAGCGCGCGAAGTTCGCAGTCAGGAACTCGCCGCCGGTGTCGGCATCGCCCTCGTCCATGCTGTCGGAGGTGATCACCGGGCGCCCCCACAGGATCGGAGTGACCAGGCCCTGCAGGTTGGCGAACAGGTAACGGTTCTCACCGTCCTTCTGCAGCTCGATGTTCATCCAGTCCAGCTCAGTCATGACCACGCCGTCGGCAGACATTTGCGACTGCTTGCGCACCTGGTAGATGGAGCGGCGGACCAGGTCGATGGCGGTGTCGCCAGCCTTGCTCAGCGCGGTGTTGTAGCTGGTGGCCTGCGTCATCAGGCCGTTCAGGTTCTCGCCGGTACGGTCACCCTTGAGGATCTGCGCCTCTTCTTCCAGCTTCAGGTCGTAGCGCAGCAGCTGCTGCAGGTAGGCGAACAGCTGCGGAACGTCGTCCAGCGCTTCGTCGGTCACCGGCATCCAGACCGCGATCTTCTTCACGCGGTCGGTTTCAGTGGTGAAGGTGACATTGCTGGTCGGCTTCAGGCCGCCCTCAGCGACCGGCGCCGCACCGCGGGTGTGCAGGTTCTCGCGGAAGTAGGTGTAGTTCTGGCCGGACACCGGAACAGCAGTCAGCAGGTCACGGATGCGCAGCTCCTGGCGAATACCCGGCTGGATCACTGGGTCGTACTGCGGGGCAACGATGCCAGCGCTGGTGACCTTCATTTCCTTCATGCTGGCCATGTCGGACTTGGTTACATCGAGCTCGGCCAGGCCGCCGCCGCGCTTCAGCGATTTGTAGCTCTCGTCGCCCTTGATCAGGTCGATGAAGCTCTTGCCCTCGCCAGGCTGGCCGCGCAGCTTGACACCCTTCTGCTCCAGATCCACGACCTGGTCGATGACCTTCTGCAGCTCGCCCTTCTGGTCTTCGATCTGCTTTTTCAGGTCGCCAGCCACTTGGTTACCTTTCTGGACCTCGTCCATGGCCGCATCGTACTTCTTCTGCAACCCCTCGAAGCCGCTCTTCAGTTGCAGCTCCAGGGAATCCTTCAGTTCTTTTACTTCGCTCATCGTGCTACTCCGAAATGGTGGGTGAACAGGTTGGAAATGTCTTTCAGCTCATCCACGATCGCCGTGGCCTCGCTTCCGCCGTCACGGCGTAGCGCGGTGTAGCCGAGCGAAGCGACTGCCGCCGCTTCCTTCTGCGAGAGGCCCATGCGTTCACGCAGGGCCTTCTCGAAAAGCCTGATGTCCGACTTGACGCTGAGGACTTGCGCCTGAGGGTTCATGCCGAACGGGACGAAGGAGGCTTCCCACAACTCGGCCTCCTTGATAACGCGCACGCGCCGACCGGCGCGCTCCTCGAAATCGGCCTTGATGGTGTTGAAGCCGATCGACATGCTGTCGAGAACTTCGGCCTTCATCAGTTCGTAGGCGTCGCGGGCGTAGCTCACGTTGAGGTTGACCTGGCCCTTCACCAGCAGGCCGTGGTCGTCTTGGCTGTAATCGGCGGCGCCGACCAGGCGGGTCAGGTCGTGGTACAGGGCCAGTTTGAGCTTGCCGCTGCGGGTCGCCTTCACCCGGGTGAAGGCCCCTGGCACGATCACGTCGTCGCCAAGGTCCACGTTATTGAATACCGCGGCGTAGCCCTCGAAATTGCCGGCGTCGTCAACGGACTTGAGTTCGAATGGGCATTCAAGGCTCGCCATTTTTTTGCATCTCCCATCGGGTGACCCGGTTGTATTCTTCGCCCTCCAGGGGCGGCAGATTTTCTTTCGCACGGACTTCGTTGATGAACATCCAACCGGAGCCACCTGAGCCCCCGAGCGCAGCCTTGTAATAGGCGGCGCGACCGGCACTGTCCGCCCGTAACAAGCCCTCGACAGCGAACTCGGCGAATCGCGATAAGGCCGCGAAAATCTTGTCGTTGAATTCGTCCTCCACCGCATCGATGAAGGGCTTCAGCCCGAAGGTGATGTAGCCGGTGAGCTGCTGCTCAAGGTTCGAGCCCATGATCGAGGTCTTGCCGGCACGGTTGGCCAGCCACAGCGGAACGCCGTAGATGCCAGCCAAGGCTTCTTCCTGGAACTGCTGCGACTCGATGAACTGCGCATCCTTCTGGCTGATGCCAGCCGGAACGATCTTCGGGTTTCCCTGGAGAATTGCCATCTTGCCGATGTCGTCAGCGTCGGCCTTGCGCACGTCGGGAAACTTCTCCATCACCTGCGCCTGCTGGGCTTTGGTGAGGAACTGTTCGTAGATGACGTAGCCGCCGGTGAAGCCGCCCTTGCGCATGAAGCGCGCCGACCACTGCTGACCTGCCTTCGCCAGGCCCATGGTTTCCGCCTGGTGCTCGATGGGTGACAGGCCGACAATGCCGTCCATGCTGAACAGTTTGAAATGCAGCATGTTCTCCGGCGACACCGGGAACCGATCACCCTTGCTAGGAGTTACCCAATAGATCAGGTCCTCGTCGGTATCGATGGTGACCGTCTTGCCGTCCAGGGGGACGATGCCGGTCACATCACCATTCCTGTTGCGTTCGATCAGGGCGAAGGCATTGCCGCACAGGGCCATGTTCACAACCACGAACTTGAGGAAGTTCAACATGGTCATGTAGGGGTTCGGCTTGCGCAGCAGCTTGGCGTAGCGGTCATTACTCACGACCTGCGCCCGCTTGCCACCCTTATCTTCGTACAGCTTGAGCGGCAGGCCGCTCAGTGACTCGGAGAGAATCTTGACGCAGGACCAGATCATGCTGACGGACAGTGCCGTCTTCGCGGTTACGCGCACGCCCGCCTTGGTGCGCTTGCCGCCGACCTCAAGGTCAACCTCAACATAGTCGCCCGTGGCTGGGTCGGTGTAACCGAAGAATCCCCAGGTCGCGGGGTTGTACCATTTGAATGCCATGGTCAGCCTACTAATCCGAAGAAGCCGTTGTTGAGGTAGTCGTCCAGGCCGCCGCGGGCCTCAGGGTTGAGGGCCATCAGCGACACGGCGTTGAAGGTCGCCATGAGCGGGTCAATCTTTGCGGTACCGGAAGCCTGCTTGGTGATCAGGAAGGCGTTTGCCGAGGGCACACCCTTGGCATTGCCGCAGGACCAAGCCATGAGGGGCTGGCCGCAATGGATGAGCGTTCCCTCAGCCAGCCGTCGCTCGGTCGTCTTAATCGCGCCGGTGAGCTTCCATCCCTGCGAGATACCAACCACCTGCTCTTCGTCGATCTCGACATCGGCCAGCGCATCCAGCACGGCACCGATGCCGGCCGGGTCAAGCCCGACCTTGTCGAGCAATCCTGCTTGGTTGATCCTGGCCACGATGGCGGCCAGTTGATCCACGTCGTCGCCGATCTTGTCGACGATGGTTACGTCACCGGTGGCCTTCATATCCAGAAGGCGCGGGGCCTCGGATTTTCGGCGCTCAAGTACAGACGGGTGGGCCCAGGCATGCGCCCAGTGCAGCCAGGTTCTCGACTCGCGAACCCGGCCAACCACCGCGAGCCCAAGCAGGTCATCAAGACCGCCACCATCGACACCGGCCACGATCACCTCGCACTGCTCGAGCAGGTCGTCCAGCGTCATTCCGTCCCTGGCTTGTGGCTCCCAGAAGGCAGCGCCGACCCAGCTGTCGGACATCAGCGCCAGGCCGATCTCAATGTTGAGGTGCTTGGCTAAAAAACCGCGCATCTCCGCTTCGCCATCGATCTCGGCCTGCATGTGCAGGCGCTCCAGCGTTGGCCGGTCTACCGAGTAGTTGATGTTCGGGTTGACCAGGTGGAAGTTTTCAGGCTTCCGGGCATCGCCACTCTTGATCATCTCCTGAGAGAACTCGTAGATGATCGGCAGGAAGCGATTGTCGTCGATGCGACCATCCCGCACGCCGCGGGCGTAGTTCAACTTGGACCGGAACACCCCGGCCGGCGGCTCGTTCGACTGCGTGGTCAGCCAGATGATGAAACCTTCCGGCCTGGACAGAAGGCCGCCAGTGGCTTCGCGGATCATGTCAGCCGCTTTGGGGTTCTTGCCGAACAACCAGGCCTCATCGATCAACACGCCGACGGCCTTCTTGCCACCAACCACGTCGCTGTCTGCCGCCACCACCTTCAAGGTGGCCCCCGTCTCGCGATGGGTGATCAGCCGAAGATGCGGCTGCACATGCAGCAGGGCCTTCAGCTCATCATCGTTGTTCACCATATCCTTGGCCGGGATGAACGAGTTGTCGGCAATCTCCTTGGTCGGGGCCAAGATGATGAACTCTGCCGAAAGCCGCCAGTTGCGGATCAGAGCTGTCAGCATGATGCCGGCGGCAATCGTCGATTTACTGTTCTTCTTCGGGATGCAGAGCATCACTTCACGGATCAGGCGCTCGCCGGTTTCGCTGTTGTAGCTGCCGAACACCGCACCGGCGAAGGCCAGCACCCACGGCGCGCAAGATGCCTCAATCGTCGGGCTGCCAGGGGCATCGACAATCCTCAGTCCCTTGAACACCTCAAGGCTGGCCTCCGCCTCATCCGGGAAAAGCGGCTCCGGGATGATCGACTCGCCGGAAGCCAAAAGTCGCCACCAGTCCGGGCAGGCAGTAGTCCATTGCATGACTTACCCCTTGACCATACTGAGTGACGGCTTGCCCGGCGGCGGCTTGCCCTGGGAGTACTTGCCCTTGCCTGCCTCTTTGGCGGCCTCGGCCTTCTGATCTTTCTTGCCTTGGTCGGCGACCTTTCCGTGCACATAGGGCATCAGCGTTTTGGCTGCTTCCAGACGCATGCGCAGATCAGCCGAATCGGCATTCATCAGCTCGGTAAGGAAGACGCGAGGGTCGTCAGTGACGGTGAGCGCCACATCGCCCTGCTCACCATCCGCAGGGTCGTCACCTTTAACTTTTCGGCCAGGTTTAACCTCGACGCTGGTCTCCTGCTTTTGCTTGAGCCGACGCCCCACTTCTGCGAGGACATCGGGATCTTTGGCCAGCTTGGAGCCCGCTTGCGACGCGGTCTTCTCGGAATATCCGGCAGCGATCGCCGCCTCACGATTTGTGGCTCCCGACAACAAAGCGTCAACAAACCGCCGCTTCTTGTCGGTTAAAGCCATGGTTAACTTTTCCTGAAACGGGAAAAAATGTGTACGTGGGGTCGGAGGCGGTCTAGCTAGGTGAGAATCGCTATATTTTGACCTCCCCCCACCTTAGAAGCACGCCACTGACGTGCCTTGAAGCCTCCGGACGCGCCTCGCGAGGAACTGCTGACCATCAGTGGACTAGGCCAGCAGCCTCCTCGGCCTGCTTGACCGAGTCGTGACAGGGCTTGCAGAGCGGCTGCCAGTTGGCCTGATCCCAGAAGAGATCCTTGTCGCCTCGGTGCGCCACGATGTGGTCGACGACGCTGGCTGCTGCCGTTCGCCCTTGCCGGGCGCAGTAGGCGCACAGCGGGTTGTCACGCAGGTATTGCTCTCGGGCCTTCTGCCATCGGTAGTCGTAGCCACGCTGGGAACTGGTCATGCCGCTCCGCCAGCTGCCAGGCGTTACCACCTTGACCCGCGATCCTGCGCTCTCCTTGAGGCGGGAGCCGAGCGTTTTAAGCCTGGCCATCAGCCTTGTGCCTTGCGGGACAGGAACAGATCGGAGTAGCCGCGAAGCTTTTCCACTCCCATGAAGCCAACAGCACCGCCTGCGAAGGTGGCCATGCCCTGCGGCAAGCCCATCCATTCGAGCAGCGGCACCAAAGCCAGGGTGATGAGGCCGCAGAGCGCACCCTCCAGACACATCTGCCGACGAGTGCCACCGCCATACACCACCCGGAGGGCAGCGATCGCGACCGACAGGCCAGCGGCATACAACTGAGGCTGGTGAGCCAGCACCCAGGCGAGCACAGCGGCCCACAGGCCAGGATCCTTCTCGGGCATGTTTGGCATCTCGGTTCCTCCCTTTTGGGGAGCGCAATAAGTTCGGCCCCAACAGCACTCCCAGCTCGGAGCGATGGGCGTGGTGGAGCCGAAAACGAAAAAGCCCCGGCGAATGCCGAGGCTTGTATGGAAATCTTGAATCAATTGTTCAGCTGATCATTAAACGAGGAGCGCCTGTTCTTCGCCTTCCAAACACCTGAGGGCTTCACCGATTGCCTCGTTGACATCCGAGAACAAAGATCCGGCAGCGAAAACGGTTTGCTCTGAATCATCGAACGACAAAGCGAAGGGCACGCTAGAGCAGAGACTGGAGAGCTGCGAGACTAAATGCCTTAACTGAGGGTCGTGGGCGCGAACCTTCAAGAGAGCCACCTCACGGAATGCAGCTCTGGTTTTTTCATTCAATTCTTCTGGGAGAAGACCTTTGGCCCATGCGCCAGTTTTATGAAAAGCTTCCGCATCATTGATATGGCCCAACGATGCACAGCGAACCAGATTGGATACAGCTGCCTGTAGCTCCTCAAGCGTCTTCCTCTGCGATTCAATCCGCTGCATTAGGATGGCTTCTTTGCGCTTTTCCAGTCGGACTTCCTTTTCGACTGCTGCCTTCCTGCTGTCTGTCAAAGCATCGAACAATGCTTTAAGCAGCACCCCTACGATTAAGGTAACTACTGGAAACCAGACTTGAGGGGTGAGTCCATCCATATCGCTCGTCCTGCATCACGAAAGGCAAAGCCCAGAAAGCAAAAAAGCCCGCTTTCAAAACGGGCTTTGCACGCGGAAAAACCGCAAAGTAACGTGAAAGTTACAGTTGCGGCCCGGGGATGTCAAGCGGCCTCACGACGAATATCCAACGCGCCATCGACCCAAGCGACACCCGCTTTCCACAACTGCCTGGTCTTCTCCTCGCCGAAGCCCAGCTTCTTGCCCACATCCCTAAGGGCGGTGTCTCGGGAGGAGTAGTACTTGATGATGACCTGGCCGCACTCGGGGTAGCGCTTGTTCAGTCGGCCAACCAGCCGATCAATGAACAGAGCATCGTCGTCCGTGATCATCGGATCAAGGATGGTGTTCTCCCGCGATGCGCAGCACGAAACGCCCGAGCCCAACACTACCCAGCGGCCCCAATGCTCCAGCAGATACTCGGCCGTCTTTTCTAGATTGTTCATGTCCATCCCCCCTCAATCACCGGTGTGGTTGGTGCCGCCGGCGCCGCGCCGGTTGCTTCCCTGATATGTCGCCTCAGGCCCGGATGCCTGAGGGTTCTTCAACTGCTCGATCTGCCGGAGCGCTGCCCGGAGCCTCATGCTGAGCTGGGTCACCAGTTCATCCAGGGCCAGGGCCTCACCAGTTGCAGCCGCCACAAAGCCCGAGGCATGGCAGTGGCCGCATGGCAGTTCGTGAAATACTCCCTGAGTGACCGCTCTCCCACGGCACAAAGGGCACTGAGCCAACTTGATCGCAGCCTTCTTGAAGGCAGGGCCATGGCTCTTCCTTGTCACTTCGAATCCTCGCTTATGGTGGATACCGGAAGTCCGTCGAAGCCCGCGCGCTCTGCGGCCTTGCAGAGAATCCATGAATCCGTTGATCTATCACCGGTCAAGCCGTGAACCGAGGCGAAACCCTTCTGATCAAGGTGTGCATGCCACTTCTCCAGCGCCTCGCGCTTGCGGGCCATGACGTCGGACTGGATGTACACCTTCACGTTGTGGCCCATGGCGTGGTTGATCAGCAGCTCGCCCACCAGATGATCAACACCCAGGTCAGCCCAACCGGTGCGGGCAAGCTTGCGCAGGTCGTGGCTGGTCCACTCTCCCTGTCCCATGATCGCGAACACCGCAGAGGCCTTCGACTCGCTCATGGGCTTGCCCTGCCGCCCCGGGAACAAGAACTCGCCCTCGTAACCCTGCTTGAGCTGGATCTCGCGGCAGGCCATCAGCAGGAGGCGCACCTGGTCGGTCAGTGGCAGTCGGTGCTGAACACTGGTCTTAGTGTGCTCGGCAGGAATGAACCACTCCCTTTCGGCCAGGCTGATATGGCTCCAGCGGGCCATGCGGGTCTCGCCCAGCCGGGTGCCGTGGCACAGCATCATCAGGGCCAGCAGACCATGCTGCGGGTTATGGGCCAGAGTGCTCTTCATGCGCGCCATCAGGTCTTCCAGATGCACACCACGCAGTCTCGACGGTTTGACCGTGACCTTGGCCTTGGAGAAATCACGGAAGCGGATGCCGGCCATGGGATTGGTGCTGATCAACCCAAGCTTGGCGGCCTGCCGGAAGGCCAGAGCCAGCAGCTGGAACACCAGGCGCACGTAGTCGATCGACAGCGACTCTTGTAGCGGCCACATCAGTTCGCGATCCAGCAGCGCCTTGTCGATCTGGGCCAGTGGCGTTTCGCCCAAGCGCGGCACCAGGTGCTGCTTGATCGCCGAAGCGGCGGTGCTCTTACGCTTGGCCGACAGGCTGCGATCACGGGACATGCGCTCAGCAAACCAGACCAGCAGCTCGCCAATCAGCACCCAGCTCGACAGGCTCGAACCTTCGCCGCCCTCCAGACGCAGGCGGATATCCGGCAGTGCGGCGGCCACCTTGGCAGCGCTCAGCTCAGGGTATGAGCCGATCAGATTCCACTTTCCCTTGTGGATCAGGTACCACGACCCACGCTCGCGGGACCGGTGAAACCGGAAGTACAGGCCATGGTTGCCCAGGGCGCGCAGGTCACGCACCTGGCCGGCGGCCTGCCGGCGAATCTCTGCATCGCTGATTTTCACAGCGGCGGTATTGGTCATGCTGCAACCTCCGTTTTTGGCAGGGCCAGGTAAGCCCTCAGGCACTCCATGGCGTCGAAATGCCCCTGGCACACAACGGCCAGGTAGCCTTGGTCGTTCAGCCGGCGAATGCACGCCTGCTGGCTGGATGAAACAGGCGCCGGGTCAACGGTCGCCTTGAATTCGATGTACAGACCGAAAAAGCCGCCGCGGGCCATGGTTAGCACGAGATCGGGGATGCCAGCCTTCACGCCCTGGGCCTTGAGCTTCAGCGCCACGCCCTTGTGCCGGTGACCGCCGTTCGGGACGTGGTAGATCAGCTCGAACACCTCGGGATAGCGCAGCTGTATTTCCTCGAGCAGGGCGGCCTGCTCCTGCCCTTCCCTGTCGACGGGCTTGGCGCGGGAAACCTTGGGCTTGTACGCACGAAGGGCGGGAGCGTTCATGCAACCAGAACTCCTTCACTGATCAGCGCCGCCTGGGTGCGCATGACGCCCTCGGCGTGGTACTGACGAGCAGTGTCGCGGTCGATCGCCCGGCTGCGACCGTCGCAGGCATCGTGGCAGGCGCTGCAGGCCCAGGCGCCCTGCAGGTCGTTCGGCTTGCGGCCCACGCCGCAGGTGCCAGCCATGCGGTAGTGCGCCAGTACGGTAGTTTCTGGGTTTCCGTTGCAAACACCCGGGATGCGCACCTGGCATTCCCGACCGCGCGCAGCCTTGGTCAGTTTGGACTGGCGCATCAGATGCCCTCCCGGCCACGGTGGGATGCCCAATCGAACGGCAGGACGATGCCCCCGCCCTCCCGCAACCGGTCAGCCGATCGCTCGCCCATCGCTGCCGGGAGCTCTTTCGCGCCAAGGTTGGAAATCACGATGGTCGGCAGCATCCGCTCGTAGCGGCCGTTGATGATCGAGAACAGCCGGCTGAGCTCGAAATCACTGGGCGCCTCCTTGCTCGCTCCAACTTCGTCCAAGACCAACAGCGACGGGCGAATCAGCGCATCAAGGATGCTCCCTTCGGTCTGACCGGAGCTGCCGTCGAACGTAGCGCGGATGGCTTGAAGAATACCGCCGAGGGTCCGATAGGCAGCGGTATGGGTGGAATTGGTCATGACTGCCTGGGCGATCGACACCCCCAGATGCGTTTTGCCGGTGCCAGGGTTGCCCACCAGGATCAAGCAGCGGCCCGACGCTAGGTTGGCTTCGAACTCTGCGGCATACCGCTCGCAGCGCGCTTTAGCCTTGTGCTGGCCGTCGCAGCTCACCGCGTAGCTGTCGAAAGTTTTGTCCTTGAACCGCTTTGGAATCAGCGAGTCACCCAGCTTGTAGACGAGGTCGACGCGCTGACGCTTGACGTCTTCGGCCTGGCTTTTGGCAACCTGCGCCGCCTTGCAGCCTGGGCACGGCGATCGGAAGGTGTGGCTGAGCACTTGGTGGGTAGTCGCTTCATACGGGCCATGCTCTTCGCACATGGCCATGGAGGTGACCTGCGGGCCGGCAATGCTCGACAGGTGGACAACTTTTTCAGAACGCATACGAGCCATCCTCCCGTGGAATGAGGCCATCGTGGTAGTCGCGATCGTTGAAGCCGTGATGACGGCTGTTTGGCTTACCCTGGGCGGGCGATTTGGCGAGGAAGCGCTTGGTGATCCACTCAACTTCGAAGCTGCGCCACCCGCTGTCGATTACGATCTCCATCACCTGGGCTGGCTGAATACCCAAAGCCAGGCACTGGCGGAGCTTCTCGTTCAACCGGCCCCAGACCCGTTCGCTCATCTGGGCGCCCTTCGACTTCCGGACCGCCAGGTAGTCAGCGATCAGGGATTCATCGAGGCCGTGCGGGTTGTCCGCCAGCATGGCGACCTTGCCGAATGTCGCCTTGCGATCTTCCTTCGCCAGAGTCGGCTTCGGCTCGCTGGGGGGGCATGTAACATCTTCCGAAGGAAGATTTACATAGGGGGTTTCTTTCTTAGAATAAAGAAAGGACTCGGCGGTTTTGGTCTGTTTCAACTCTTCACCGATTCGGACCACTTGAGCCGAATCGGCTGTTTTGGTCTGTTTCGGCTCAGGAACGTATACCCAGTCTTTCGGGTCATTCACGCCGATGTCGCCACGAGCACCACCCTCTCGGAACAGCACACGGCGGCGCAGAAGGCTAGAAACAGCCTTCGAGACGGAGTCAGGGTGAGCGTTGATTGCCTTCGCGATGTCGGTAGCCGGGATGCGTTGAGCGCCCGCACCGAAGTTGATGGTGGCCTTGGCCACGTACAGCACAATCTTCATCTCCCGTGCTGGAAGATCGATAGCCAGCAGGCCATCCATGAGCTGGTTGTCCATCCGGGTGAACCCCCTGGACTTGTCAAGTGGGACGATGTTTGTCATGCTTCATCTCGATCTAATGCTGTAGAGAAAGCCGCCCTGCCAGGCGGTTTTTTTTCGTCCGCGATTCCGGTACTGGATGGATTCGCAGGTGTTTTGGGCATCTACTGGCGCAAGGCCAGGTCACACATACTTCGTCTCGTCAGGCGACTTCATCCCATGGGAAGCCAGGGCATAGAACTTCCTTCTTGAACTTGCCTTCCGTAAGTCGCTCGGCTCGTTTAGCCACCACAGGAGACATCCCGTGCTTACCGCGCACCCAGCCAGAGACTGTGCTCTGGTCAACATTGAGTCGCTCGGCGGTAACCTCCTGCGTCCCGAAGTGGGCGACGAGGTCCTTGTAAACAGAGGTCATGACACCACTCCATATGGGCTTTCCCGTATGGTAGTTTATGGGGAATCCGATTTGCAACCATATGGGAGCGCCCGTAATACTCGCGGGATGGAATTCAAAGACCGATTGAAGCTCGCCAGAAAGCACGCTCAGCTGAACCAAGCTCAGCTGGCCGCCGCTGCGGGCATGACACAGACCTCGATCTCTGACCTGGAGCGAGGAAAATCAAAGGCCACTGCTTTCATGGCGCAGATTGCCAAGGCATGCGGCGTCTCCCCTATCTGGCTTGCCAAAGAAGAGGGCCCGATGATCCCAAGTGATGGGAACGTCGAGGCCGGCCCACCAATCATCTCGGCGCCTCGAAGGATCGACATCGTGGGTACTGCGCAGCTGGGGCCTGACGGCCACTGGATCAGCTTGGATAACTCAGGCGGCTGGGTTGAAACGTACTCCAAGGATGACGATGCCTACGCGCTTAGGCTGCGCGGCGACTCGATGGCTCCGGCCATTCGTAGCGGATGGGTGGCAGTGTGCGAGCCAAATCACCGCCTTGTCCCTGGTGAGTACGTGATGGTTACGACAACCGATGGCCAAAGCATGGTCAAGGAGCTCCTCTTCCAGAACGAAGAGGGCGTTAGCTTGATGTCTATCAACGCTGCCTACGGGGATCGCAGAATGGTGGCATGGACAGAGATCGAAACTATCCATTATGTCGGCGCGATCCTTGGCCCCAGTAAGGTTCTTGGGCGAATCTAAAGCACTTACAGCAATCCGAGAGCCCGCGACCTGCGGGCTTTTTCTTGCCTGTAGAGACTACCTGCACGAAAAGTTTACATATCTTGGCCTAAACATCATGGAAAGCCCCTAGATCGAGCATTTCGGACTGAAAACCTGTGCGTTTTTCTGTCAGATGACAATGATCAAGCTTGCAATTACTGTATGCACATACAGTGAATGGAATTGCACTATGTCCAAGGCTAAAGCTATCCCTCCGTCAGCACCAACCACCTTTGATTTGCTTGGATTCCGCGTACAGGCGGCAATCAACTCCCCTCGCGCTCAGAAGGCTCAGGCAGCCCTCTTAGAGCGAATGCCGAGTGATCGACAGGCTGACTGGGATAGGCTCCTCGATGAAATATCCGAGACTGACAATGTGACCGTATCCATCAGGGAAGGTGGACATGTCCAGGTTGCCTGGACTCTCCCACCGCAGGATTAGCAGATCGCTCCACCAGATGCCCGCCGATTTGAGCGGGCTTTTTTTTGCCTGCCAACAAAATTATGGGAATACCCGTTGACATGAAATATGGGCGAACCTATATTTCAACCGTCGCCGCCCATAACGCAGCGGCAAGGCAACCAAGCCGCCGCTCTTTACACAACCAGACGTGACCACCTCGACGCACCCAGGCCATTACCTGGGTCGGGACAAGCTAAGTCGTCGACCACGCAGCCTCTGGATAGCTGCCGGCCTCCGTAAGGGAGGACGCCAAACCATGCAGCCAGCCGGGAAGAACACCGAACACGAAATGTGTGACCCGGCCAGGTGGGGATAGCCGCGGCAATACGCATGGTGCGGACAACAGATTTCACTGGCTGGCCTTGGCGACAGGGCCAGACAGGAAATCAACCGCCCTGGAGGGCAAGTCGATGAATCTGTACACGCAAAAAGACGGCCTGCTCGCCCTCAAGCCAGAGCGGCAAGAGGCCTGCAAAGCCGCCGGCGTAACCGTTCTCGGATTCGGAGAGAAGGTACCGAAGGGCGGCATTCTCCTCGCCGACACCCGCCCACGCGGCTTCGTTGGAGGCCGAGGTCCAGACGATCCAGCTGCCACGATGATCATCATCGGCAGCGTCTTCAAGCCTGAAAAGACCTACTACTTCGAGAGCTTCGAACGGGCTTTGAAAAAGGCCCTGAGGCTTGCGGCCGGAACAACCAGCGCCACGTCAGCCTGACGAAAACTGCCCGATCCACCTGGTTCCCCATCACCAGGCAGCATCGGTCGTGGCGTACGCCCTCCTCTGGTCCGGGAGGTTCACGGCAGCGAGCGTCACGACCGATGCAGCCCACCGAGGACACTTCATGGAAACGATTACCTGCGGCTCCTGGATTGGCCAGCTCGGCAAGGCGCTGGCTCCCCGCGAGCTCGAAGCATTGCTGTGGGTGGCCCAAGGCCTCACCACCAAAGAAATCGCCCGCCAGATGGCGGTCAGCCCGGGCACCGTGGCCAACCGCATCGAGGCCGCGCTGTTCAAGCTGGAAGCCGGCCGCCGTATCGAGGCGGTCACCAAGGCAATGCGCCAACAGATCATCAGCCCGCTCTGCATCGCCCTCGCCGCCCTAATCACCATGCACGCGGTGATCGACGATACCGACCCGATGCGCCGTGACCGCCGCGCGCCGGAGCGCCGCACTGCCCAAGTTCGAATCGTTCGCAAGGCAGAAGCCTTGGAACTCCATGCCTGACCAACAAGGACCAACACATGAACGCAGCCATCCGCAATAGCCGTGTGCAATACGCCCAGGTGCAGCAGCAGGCCGAAGCCGCGGCAGCCCAATTCCGTAGCAACTCCCGCTTCTTCGTCCAGGCGGGCGAGAACAACAGCTGGTCAATCGTGGGCTCCGACGACAACCGACTATACGGCCAGCGCCGCCGCTACTTCGACGCAGTGACCTACGCCGAAAGCCTGGAGCGCGCGGTAAACGCGAAGTCGGTACCGGTGTTGAAAGTCAGTCCGCCTGATGACGTGCGCACCCGCTGGGCCGCGCTGTGGGCACTGGTGCTGATCGTCATGGCCGGAGCGTTCTCGTCATGAGCCGCGGGGTAAACAAGGTCATCCTGGTTGGCACCTGCGGCCAGGACCCGGAAGTGCGCTACCTGCCAAACGGCAACGCGGTCACGAACCTCAGCTTGGCCACCAGCGAGCAGTGGACGGACAAGCAGTCGGGCCAGAAGGTCGAGCGCACCGAGTGGCACCGCGTGTCGCTGTTCGGGAAGGTCGCGGAGATCGCCGGTGAGTACCTGCGCAAGGGCTCCCAGTGCTACATCGAAGGCAAGCTGCAAACCCGCGAGTGGGAGAAGGACGGCATCAAGCGCTACACCACGGAAATCATCGTCGACATCAACGGCACGATGCAGCTGCTCGGCAGCCGGCCCCAGGGTCAGCAGCCTGGACAAGTTCCAGATCGGCAGCCACGGCAACAGCGCCCGGCGCGCCAGCCGCAGAACCAGCAGGCTGCGCCGCCAGACCATGACAATTTCGACGACGACATACCGTTCGCCCCGCTCCACCACCTGGCAGGCGCTTAACCATGAGCAGCAGCGGCGAGCATCCCAGCGTCTACTACCTTGGCCGGGAATGCCGCCGCAACGGTGGCGGCAAGATGGCCAACCCATTCACCCCACACACGATTCACGGTTCCTGGTTCCTTGCCGGCTGGAACGACATGGATATGGAGCTATCGCATGAAAATGAAACGCGCCCTGAAAAGAACAAGGCGGCGTGAGCAGTTCAACTACCGCCCAGCGGATTGAAGGAGGTGCCGTATGGCGATGACTCAGCAGGCTCGCGACGAGAAGCGCCGCGCCAAGGCGTCCAAGCTGCAGGAAGAAGACATGCGCTTGAAGGTTCGACGAGGTACTAAGCAGGCCCTGCTGGAACTGATGGAATGGGCCGGCCTGGAAGAGAACGGCGAAGCCATGACGCTGCTGATTCACCGGGCGCATGAGCTGGGCCCAGAACGT